TCTTCCGATCTCGCCAAAGGGTCAGTCGGCGGCGGCGGCCCGGTCAGCATGGCTGACAACGGCACGCAGCTTTTTATCGCCGCTAACCCAGATGGCTACATCTACAACTCCGCTACCGACGTGTTCCAGCAGATTACCGATCCGGACTTTCCCGGCGCCGGAACGGTCGGCTATCTCGACGGCTATTTCATTTTTAACGAGCCTGGCACGCAGAAAATTTGGGTAACGTCGCTGCTTGACGGCACCAGCGTTGACCCGCTTGAATTTGCCAGCGCGGAAGGCAACCCCGACAACGTCGTGGCGATCTTTGTCGATCACCGCGAAGTCTGGGTTTACGGCACCAACTCGACCGAAGTCTGGTACGATGCCGGGCTGCTTGATTTTCCCTTGGCGCGTATTCAAGGCGCGTACAACGAGCTTGGTTGCGCTGCGCCATACTCCATCGCCAAGATGGACAACCAAATCTACTGGCTTGGCAAGGACGCCCGCGGCCAAGGTATGGTCTTCCGGGCGTCAGGCTACATGGGTCAGCGCATCTCGACCCACGCTATCGAGTGGCAACTCCAGCAGTACACCGATCTGTCGGACGCGGTGGGTTACACCTACCAGCAGGACGGCCACAGCTTCTACGTTCTCAACTTCCCCAGCGCCGACACCACCTGGGTGTTCGACGTTGCGACAGGCGCTTGGCACGAACGCGCTTCGTTTTCCAACGGCGAGTTCAACCGCCACCGCGGCAACAGCCAAATGTTCTTCAACGGTAAAACCGTTATCGGCGATTACCAAAACAACAAAATCTATAATTTTGATCTGGATGTGTACGCCGACGACGGCGCAATTCAAAAGTGGCTGCGGTCGTGGCGGGCGCTGCCAACCGGCGCTAACAACCTGACCCGCACCATCCAGCACGCAATGCAGCTAGATTGCGAAACGGGTGTCGGGCTGAATGGTTTTTCGCCGCAGGATGCTTTTGGTTTGCTGACTGAAAGCGGTGAGCCGATCATAACGGAAAGCGGCAACTTTCTTGTGGTAGAAGGCACCGCAGCGCCAAGCCCAATAGTGCAGGGCGCTGACCCACAGGTCATGCTGCGTTTCTCTGATGACGGTGGCCACACATGGTCAAACGAACATTGGAAGTCGATGGGGCGCATCGGCGAGTATGGTAACCGCACAATCTGGCGCCGCTTGGGCGCAACGATGAAGATTCGTGACCGCGTGTACGAGGTGTCGGGTACTGACCCGGTGCGTATCTACATCATGGGCGCCGAACTGATTCTGAGCGGGACGCGGGCCTAATGGCACTCGCGCCGATCAATCCAACACAGCTTACGCCGCCGCGCGTCGCGCTGATCGACGAGCGGTCAGGCGCCATTAGCCGCGAGTGGTATCGGTTTTTTCTTTCTTTGTTGACCGCGACGGAAACCAGCCAGCAAGAAGTCGGAACCACGCCCGACGCTAACTCGCTAACGGCCACATATGACGCTATGCTGGCGTCGCTGGAGCAGGAAACGCAGACAAACACGTCTGATCTGGCTGCATCGCTGCAACAGCAGATCAATGATGTGTTTACCGCGACCGCTATCACACCCCCGCCTTCCGGCGGCACTGTGACCAGCGTTGATGCGTCTGGCGGTTCAACCGGCTTGTTGTTTACGGGCGGCCCGATCACGACCAGCGGAACGCTTACTCTTAGCGGCACGTTGAACGTCGCCAATGGAGGCACAGGCCAGACCAGCTACACCGATGGCCAGTTGCTGATCGGCAACACGACCGGGAATACTCTGGCCAAAGCCACGCTTACGGCAGGCACCGCAATTAGTATATCTAACGGCGCTGGCTCGATTACGGTCACAAACACGGCCCCTGATCAGATCGTCAGTCTGACTGGCGCCGGTACGACCGTTGTATCTGGGACATACCCCAGCTTTACGATTACGTCGAACGACGCTTTTGTAGGCACCGTCACCAGCGTCAGCGGCACTGGCACGGTCAACGGCATCACTCTGACTGGCACGGTGACCACCAGCGGTTCTTTGACGCTGGGCGGTACTCTTGGCGGCATTGCAAATAGCCAACTAACTAATTCATCTATAACAATTAATGGTTCGGCCATTAGCCTCGGCGGGTCAGTTTCTGTAGGCACCGTCACCAGCGTCAGCGGCACTGGCACGGTCAACGGCATCACGCTGACCGGCACTGTCACCAGCAGCGGGTCTCTGACGCTGGGGGGCACGTTGTCGAACGTGAGCCTCACCACGCAAGTCACAGGCACGCTGCCAGTCGGTAACGGCGGCACGGGCGCAACAACGCTAACCGGCTACGTCAAAGGCAACGGCACCAGCGCGTTCACGGCGTCCGCCACTATCCCCGCCAGCGACGTTACAGGCTTGGCAACGGTGGCCACGTCTGGGTCGTTTGCCGATCTGTCAAACAAGCCAGGTATCCGCTCAAACGGCCAGAATGTTATCGCCGCGTCTAAGACGCTAGGCGCTGCGGATAACGGCACCAACATTCTGATCGTCACGTCAGGAATTACAATCACGTTTCCGTCAACTGGGTTCGCCAGTGGCGAAGGCTTTGCCATTTCAAACGTCAGCGGCGGGAACGTCACGCTGTCTGCACCTGGCGGGGCTGACTTCGGTACAACGCTGCCAAACGACGGAACGTTCTTTGCGTTCTGCGACGGCGGCGGGTTCTGGCGTCAGTACTGCTACTCCACCACCCGGTTGTGATCGGGAATTTACAAAAATGCCTTTGTCGCCTATTATCGCGCTACGCGCCGGCCCGCACAACAGAAGGATTGGTAATGGCTGTTAATCTTTCATCGCTCGGCGGCGCTGGGTGGCAATTTTTTGATAACAATGGCAACCCTTTGTCGGGCGGTAAGCTGTATAGCTACGCTGCGGGGACATCGACGCTGGCGCCGACCTACACGTCTGTCAGCGGCCTCACGGCTAACCCCAACCCGATTATCCTAAACTCAGCAGGGCGCCCGCCGTCGCAGGTGTGGTTGGACAACAACGCCACCTACAAGTTTGTGCTGACCACATCGACCGACGTTCTGCTGTGGACAATGGACAACATCCCAGGCATCTCGTCGTTTACCACGACCACCATCGCCAACCTCCCCACCATCTTGCCGGCTGCGGGCGACGTTGTGTTCGTGAACACTCTTGGCCGCGAAGGTCTGTTTATCTGCCGCGCAGGCACCGCGCCAAGCGATCCGCTTCAGGGCGTCTACGTTGCGTCCAACACCGCCAATTTCTACTGGGAGCGTGATTGGGACAACATCAACGGCTACCCGGAGTGGTTCGGCGCTGTCGTGAACTCAAACTCTGGCGGTATCCCTGCGGCTAACTTGGCTGCGCTCCAGGCGTGCGTTGTGCTGTGCCCGGTCACTAATTTGCAGACCGCAGATTACTGGATCAGCAGCACTTGGAAAATCCAGACCCAGTACCGCACGGTGCGCGGCGGCGTCATGTCGGACGGCTACAACACTGGCACTGGTACCCGCGTGCTGTCAGTCAACGCGGCTGCTAACGTCATTCAGGTCGGCCCTGACAGCGCGCCTGCCGGCGGGACTAGCAACTACTTCCGCAACATCATGGTTGAAAACATCTGCGCGCGGTGGGGCGTGGCGTTGACGCCGCCGGCATCGGGCAGCGAAAGCACCGCGGTTAAGGCTTGGCTTATCAACTACGTTCTTAGCTGCCAGTTCAAGAATCTGGCTGCGTGGGAGCCGATCATTGGTTTTTACCTGTACGGCACCGTCTACACCAAGTTTAATGATTGCGTTGTTTTCCGTTCGGAATCGTTCGGCGGCACTAATGACTTTTTCCGCGGCTTTTGGGCGCAGGGCGTCCCTGCAATTCTGCCAGGGGCTAACCCGTCGTTGTTTTTGACTCGTTGCAATGCTAGTCGTGGCGGCGCGGCTGCGCTAGTTAGCCCGACTGGCTTTTACGCAAACGGCAACTTTTCGGATATCTTCCTAGATCAGTTTGAGACTGCTTCTCTACACACCGGAATTTTCATTGATGGCACTGGCGCTAATACGGGCGCTAGTAGGCTCAACTTGCATCTCCGCCATTGCATTTTGGATCAATGCAGCCAAAACGGCATTTATATTAGCGCGCTTAACGACATGAGTATGGTTTCTATTAATGATGGCTATGTCCAAGTCAACGATACCGGCGTCACGGGCAAAGGTATTTGGATGACAGGAAGTTCAAACAACGGTTCTGTCTCTATCGGCGGCGGCATCCAAATCATCAGCAGCACAGGCACCACCAACTACGGTATTTACATCAGCGCGCAATCAAACGTGCGCGTTGACAGCACCGCGATCATTGAAGATTTTTACAGCCCGGTCACCATTGACGGCGGATCGTCAGGCTGTGATATCCGCGCTACGATCAACAACCCGAACACGGGTAACGGCACTTCCGCCGCAGTGACTATCAACTCTGCTGTTGATTGCTTTATCGCGCCGGTTGTGGACGGCGCTGCGACCAAATTTGGTCAAGGCGTGTTTAGCGTCGGTACGGCGTTGAACCGTACAACCATCGACCCCACCATGTTTAACTCAGCAGCCATCAGTGGCGGCGCGGCAAACAAGGTTGTAGTCAACAGCAGCGTGGCGATCACAGCGCCGGGCTACTACACGACGGCGGGCGTTGCCGGTAGCAGCGGCGCGGGCATCTTTGTGACCGGCATCACGGCGTAAGCCTGGAGGGTATCATGGCAGTCAACATCAGCAACATCATCCCGGCAAAGACCGCGGAGAACAGCCAGACGACGCAGTACATCTCGAACGGTGTGCAGACGATCATCGACAAGTTCACGGCGACCAACTACAGCGCCAGCCCGGCAACGATCAGCGTCAACCTGATCACGGCTACGGGCAGCGCCAGCAACGACAACCTGATCGTCAAGACCAAGACGTTGCAGCCGTCCGAGACCTACACGTTCCCGGAACTGGTCGGCCATGTGCTGCCCAACAACGGCTTCATCTCGACCATCGCTGGCACGGCGTCGGCGATCAACATCCGCGCGTCGGGCCGTCTGGTGAGCTAATGCCGCCATTCGTCGTCCTTGCGTTGCCTAGATCGCGCACGGCGTGGCTGTCGCGGTTTTTGTCGTATGGCGATTGGGTGTGCGGGCATGAGGAGCTACGCCGTACACGCAGTCTTGATGACGTAACGGCGTGGTTTTCTCAGCCTAACATCGGCACCGCGGAAACAGCCGCCGCGCCGTGGTGGCGTTTGCTAGATCGTTTTGCGCCCGGCGCGCGCATCCTGATTGTGCGCCGCCCGGTTAGCGAAGTGGTGGATAGCTTGATGCGTCTGCCGGGGCTGTCCTTTGACCGCGCCGCGCTTGAGCAGACCATAATCAAATTAGACCGCAAGCTAGACCAGATCGAAGCGCGGTGCGCTAACGTTCTTTCAATCAACTTTGACGATCTAACCGATGAGACGGTATGCGCTGCTGCGTTTGAACATTGCCTTCCTTACGCGCACGACCACAACCATTGGGCGCGGTTAGCGCCGATGAACATCCAGATAGATATGCCCGCGCTAATGCGGTACGCACACGCATACTCGCCGGCGCTGGAAAAGGTAGCCGCTATTGCAAAGCACCAAACGCTTGCGGCTATGGCCACCCGTAAACCTGTAGAACCTGAAGGCATTACGTTCCAAACAGAAACTTTTGATGATTGGCTAGACGGCGCGGCAAAGCTGTTTGACGACCATCTGGTAGCTGTTGGTGAGCCGCCAGGTAACTGGCAGAACAAGAACCTTGGGATGATGCAGCGCATCTATGACGCAGGGGCTATGCAGATTATGACCGCCCGCTGCAATGGGCGTATGTTTGGCTATCTTATGACGCTTGTCGCGCCGTCGATGGCGGGTGAAAACTTGACAACGGCTACGCACACAACGTTTTACGCTGATCCAACGTTTCCGGGTCTTGGCTTAAAATTGCAACGCGCGGCGTTGCGCGATTTGAAAAAACGTGGTGTAGATGAAGTGTTTTTGGAGGCCGGTCAACGGGGTTCCGGCCCTAGACTTTCCATGTTATATAAGCGTTTGGGCGCGCTAGATTACAGCCAAGTTTACCGTATGCAATTGACGGAGCATTAATATGGGTTTGGCAGCAGCAGCAGCAATTTCCGGGGTAGCCGCAATTGGCAGCGGCGTAATCGCCAGCGGCGCGTCTAAAAAAGCATCTAGGGCACAAGTCGAAGCGTCTAATACGGCGACCGCAGCGCAGGAACGTGCCGCGGCGCTGGCGTTAGAGGCGCAGCGAGTTGGGTCGGCTAAAGCTATCGCGGCGGCAAAAAAAGCAGCGCGAATAGCGCAGACCGCTCAAGACGCAGCAACTAAAGCCGCGCAGGATTTTTCGCGCGCGCAGTACGAAGAAACGCGCGGCGAATTAGGGGGGGCTTTCGACACCGCCCAAGGTGCATACGATCAAGCGTTTACTGGCGCTCAAAGCGCATACGACCGAGCTTTCAACGCGCAGCAAGGATTTCAGCGGCCATACGCAGAAGGCGGTCTTTCTGCTCAAAGCCAGATCATGCAGCTTTTGGGTGTCGGCGGCGACACAGGCGCTGCCGACTTCGGTCAGTATGCCAAACCGTTTGGCGTAGACCAGTTTCAGCAAGACCCCGGTTTTGCCTTTCGCCAAGCGGAGGGCATGAAGGCGCTGGAACGCAGCGCAGCAGCGCGCGGCGGTTTGCTGTCAGGTGGCACGCTGAAGGGTATCCAGCGGTTCGGGCAGGACTTGGCCAGCCAAGAATACAGCAACGCATTCAACCGCTACCAGGTCGAGCGCGGCGCGCGTCTGAACGCGCTTGGGGGTTTAGCTAGCGCCGGCCAAGCCGCGTCAAATAATCTGACCAACATCGCAGGACAGTACGGCGCACAGACCGCCGGAACCGCTCTTGGTCGCGGACAAGCAACGGCAGCTAACGCGCTAGCGCGCGGCCAAGCGATGAGCGGTACCGCTGCGGACTTTTACGGAACGCAAAGCAATCTTGCGTTGGGCCAAGGCCAGAACACAGCGCAAAACGCATACAACATCGCGCAGGCAACCCAGCAGGGCGCTATGAACTTGGCAAACGCCGGATCAGCAAGCGCGTACAATGTCGGCAACGCTCAAGCACGCGGCGCTCTGGACGCGGGGCAAGCCCGCGCGTCTGGTTACATCGGTAGCGCCAACGCGCTGGCCGGGGCGTTGGGCAGCATCGGCCAAGCGGCAGCGTCGTTCCCGCTGCTTCAGGCGCAGGCTAACTACTACAACGCTATGGCTAAGAACCCCCCAAAAACCATATACAGTGACTTCGGCCCTTAATTAAGGACGGACAATGGCTAACCAAGCAATCGCCCTTCAATCCCGTGCGCCGCAAGGCAACTTTTTGGCGCCTGCGCTCCAGCAGGGCGCGCAGATGGTCAACATGATGTCGCAGCAACGCGCTGCTGAACGCCAGGCGGCGGTGCAGCAGCAGACTCTGGAGTTGGCGCGGGCAAAAGAAGAACGCGACATTACGCAGGCGCAGATCGACAACAACGGTAAGAAAATTGATTTCTATACTAAGCGCGCCGGCCAAACCATGAACGCTGCTGGGTACGAACTTTTGCTGCGTGACATGGATAAAGACGCGCCAGAAGTCGCGGCGGCTTTTCGCGCCAATTTGCCGTTGGAAAGATTTGACCGCAACGAATTGCTTAAAATGGTCGGCAGCGTCAGCGACAATTTCAAGGCGACCTACGGCCCGCTGGAAACGCAAGTCGTGCAGTTAGAAAACGGAGATTACGCGGTTACGGTTACCGGAGGTTACGGCAAAAACACTGGTGTGTTTGAACTTCCAGGGTACAAGTTGCGCGCCGGCGGCGCACCACCTACCGCCGCGCCCGCGACGCCGCCAGCGACGCCCGCACCGCCCGCTACCGCGCCTGCGCCCGCAGCCGGGGGTATGTTCCGTCCTGCGGCGTTCTCGCCAGATCAAGGCGCAGACCCGGCTGCCGCGTTGGCAAAGTCCTTGACTGAAGCTCAAGGAACCAAACGGATTGACGCAGGCACGGTCGAGCAAATTAAAGCTATGGTGCCGCCGGAAGCGGTTGACCGGTTCATTCAGGTCAACGGCATCCAAGTGACGCCAGGTGGCGGTATGCGTAGCGCCGTCTACCGTCCAGAGGGCGGTGCGCCAATGGCGCAACAAGTGCAGTTTGACCCGAACGCATATGTGGCTACGGGCCAGACAGCGCGCGGTAAACCGCTGATGCAATCACCCATGCCTGGGTCGGCTATCGTGCCTCTTACCCGCGTCAGGGAAGAAGCGGCGGCGGGGCGTCAGACGCCTGCTGAAGCGGCTGCGGTTGCGTCGGCCACCGCGACGGCTACCAAGGCCGCGGAGCTTAAAGCGGAACAGGCCAAGAAGCTGCCGGCCAAACGCCAAGTGTCTTCGCTGCTACAAAAAATTCGCAATGCGTATGAAACGCTAAACGAGGCAGAGGCTATTCCCTCGTCTGAACGAGGCGCGTTTGCAAACGTGTTTGACTATCTATCCACGACGGGGACAGGACGCGAAGTCCAGCGCGCGCTCGGCACCTCGGCCAACAAGTCGCTAAACGAAATTGTAAATTCACGTAAGTTGCTGGCCACGGCAATCAAAAATGCCACGGGCATGGGCCAAAAAGAAATGGATTCAAACGTCGAACTGCAACTGACGCTAGACGCGCTGACCGATCCAACGCAGGGCTACGAAAGTGTAATAAGCCAGATCGACACGTTGGAACAACTGTACGGCGCCGGCGGCGCTCAAACGCCTGTTACGTCTGCCGGTCGCCAGACGCCTACCGCGTCAGCGGCGGCGCCGCCCACCGCCGCTGTTCAGATGCTCCGCAAAAATCCCACGCCGGCGGAACGCAAACTGTTTGACTCTGTGTTTGGTGCGGGGGCGGCGGCAAAAGCGTTGGGGAGTCGGTAAATGGCAAAAGAGCCTGTAAATCCTTACGCTCAGTTTTTGCCTTCGCCGGCGCCCGAAGCCGCGCCGAATCCATACGCTCAGTTTGTAACCGCGCCGCAAGCCAAAGCCCCGCGCACGGGTATGGATAAAGCCACGCAAGTGGCCGGCGTTGCTGCCAACGCGCTGCTGCCCTACGCGACTGCCGCGGGCATGGGTGCGATGGCGGGCGCGCCTTTCGCCGGTGTCGGCGCTGTGCCAGGTGCTGCGGGCGGTGTGCTGGCCTTGGGCCTCGGCGATCTTGGCACAAGCGCCTACAACCTTGCTGCGCCGCTGTTCGGCGGCCAGCGCGTCCCGCTGCCGTCTGAAACCATGCAGCGCGGGTATCAACAGATGGGCGCAACCCGCGCACCGGAAACGCCAGGCGAACAGGTGTTCAGCGATGTTCTGTCCGGCGCCGTTGGCGGCGCGGGCCAAGCCAAGGCTTTCCAGACCTTGGCCAGCAAAGCGACATCGCCCCAAGCGCGGAACTTCATGCGCGCTATGGGCCAGAACATCGGTGGCCAAGCCGCTGCGGGCGCGGGCGCAGCAGGCGCACCGTCCGTTGCGTCGAACTTCCTCGACGTGACGAACCCGGCGGCGCTGCTGGGTCTGGGTCTGGCGGGCGGCGGCGCTGGGTTTAAGGCAGCTACGCCGAAAGCCAAAGCCATTCCTGCGGCCCAACTGAAAGAAAAGTCTACCGATCTGTACAAACAGATGGAAGCCGCAAACGTCAACGTCGCGCCAACCGCGATGGCCGATCTGCAATCCGCCGCGCTTTCAAAATTGCAAAGCCTGAAATACGACCCAGACACCGACGTGCTGGTCAACAAAGCGTTGGATTTGTTTTCCAAAAAAGCTGGCAAACCCATATCGTTTGATATGCTGGAGAAGTTCAGGCGTTCGATCCGCGATCTTCCGTACAGCGAAGCAGGCGGCAAGAGCGGCACCGCTGAACAGCGTGCTATGGTTAAGGCGCTGGATGATGTCATCGACGACTTCATGAACAATCTGACGCCGGCGCAAACAACGTCGGGCGACCCCGCCGCGGCGGCTGCATTTCTTAATCAAGCCCGCAGCGTCCGATCAACGGCGTACCAGACAGAGACGCTGGAGAACGCTTTTGACGCGGCCAACAGAACTTCCAGCCAAGCAGACAGCACAAAGTCGTTTTCGCGGGCGCTGCGCGACGAGTTTGGCCGCATAGCCAAGAACGACCGCAAGATGTCAAAGTTTGATAAGCCAACGCAGGAACTGATTAAAAAGGTCGCCAACGGCACGGTCACGCAGAATGTGTTGGCGCAGTTGGGGCGCTTGGCCCCCAGCGCCCGCGTGTTTGGTGGGCAACTTCCGTTTGTGGGAATCGGCGCGTCATATTCACCAGAATCCGCAATGGGGTTGCTGGCAACGCAAGCTGCTGGCGCTACCGCGCGCGGCGCGGCGAACAAGATGTCGCGTACCCAAGCGAACCGCGCGCTGGTCAGCGCCAGCGGCGTGAAGCCAGGTGGCCCAGGCTTCTACGTTCTGTCGCCTGTTGCGCAGCAGAACGTGATGGCGCAAGAACGCGCGCAACGCAACCAACGCTAACACAGACTTGATGAGGCGCTGACGTGACGACCATCGACCAGACCGAAGCGCGGCTGAACACGCATGA